CAGTAAGAGGTGTAACTTATTATGAATATGAAGTTGAAGAAAATGAAAAGAAAAGAAATATATTTGTTCTTCGTACAGAATATTTACAACAATTTTTAAATGACATAAGAAATGAGATGACCTACAAGAGATCATCTCAATATGTAAACGATAAGTTAATTAGAACAGAAAATACAAGAGTAACAATTTAATTACTCATCTGCAAGTTTCTGAAAATATGAAAGTGTATCATCATCATCTTCGTTTACAGATGATGGAGTTGTAGATACGGCAGCAGTAACTAACTCTTCGGCAGCACCACGATCAGTATCTTCTTCTTCGATTGAACTAGTTGGTCTTTTACTACCAAGCACATACTCTAGACGTTTTTTCAAGTCATCATATGATTTAAACTGGTCGGCTTCAACAAATTCTTTTAAAGAACTTTCTTTCTTCCAGACAGCTTCAAGTGCGTCATCATCATCAAGTAAAGGAGTAACAGCAGTAAATTCAGAACTATCATAGTTTCTATATCCTGCTACATTCTTTGCCTTCAACTTAAAGTTTGCCCCTTGCCAGAAATCGAATGGATCGATTGCTTCCTCATCCTCAAACTCAGGTTGCATTGCTGCAGTGAGTTTATCAAAGATTTTTTTCCCATACTTGTATAGAAATACTTTACCTTCGTTCTCAGGATTCGCAGGATCTTTCACAACATAGATGTTACTAATATAAGTTAACTTACGTTTCTGCTTACGAGCAGCATCTTTACCTGCGTCAGTTCCATTATTCCATAATTGAGAATTGTATTCTGATACAGGATCTTTTTGTCCAAGTGTGGTAAGAGAGTTCTCTATATACCATCCACCAGGACCTTGGAATGCATGACTATAAAGTTTTACAAATGGAAGATCTTCTCCATCTGGTGCTGGAAGAAATCGAATAACGGCATATCCGTTACCTGATTTATCTACTTCTAGTTTCCATAAACGGTCATCTCCTGATGCACCGTTGGTGTTTAATTTTTCAACTTCTTTAACTAATTTTGCGGTTAAAGAACCTAATTTTGATTGCTTTTTAAGATTAGCAAATGACATTTGGATACCTCGGATTAAATTGGATTTCGTTGGATGTTTAGATTATAACAGATTAATCATCTATTGTCAATTTTATCTTTAAGTTGTGAAATGGTTTTCTTCATTCCATCAAAAAGTAAATTCATATCAGTCCCCGTAGGAAAACCCATCAAGGGAATTGATTGTTGTAAATGTTTTTTCATTCTGATAGCTTCAGGATCATCAGACAAAGATAATCTGGCGTACATTACCATTTGTTTTTCTAATAATTCTGTCAAAAGTTCAATGTGTTCCACCTTTTCAGATCGATCCATATCAGGAAATAACATTATATTACCATAAAGATTTTTTTGAAGTTCATTAATCTCTTCAAGTTCTTCTTGAATAATTTCCGAATCAAAAAATTTACTCATTAATAATCTCTCTAAAAATTTTTTTATATTGGAACATATTAATATTTAGGAAAGGACATATACTGTTGATATTATAGTATTACATCAAACTGATATTCTGCTTCTGTCTTTGATTTATGAAAGACTGATATATTGGGATAAGTAGATATACAATTTATATTTCTGTAAATTACAGGATCTATTCCATAAGATTCATACTTAGCAACATCATCTTTATCAACAACACGTTTATAATCTATAGGAGATTGATATCCTTTTTGCCACGATACATAATTGATCATATCAATCAATTGCTTAGTATAATTAATAAAGGAATTGGAATCATATCCACCACCATATCTTTCCCAATATGAAGTGTGAGTATCTTCTACAATATAAATCCCACCAGGATTAAGTTTAGGAAAAAGATGTTTAAAGGTTATAATCTGATGTTCGTTCATATGACTTGCATCATCAATTACAATATCAAATGGACCTTCTTCTTCACTAATAGCGTCTAATAATTCAGTATTAGTTTGACTACCAACCCAAATATTACCAACAGTAGAAGATGGAAGAGATTCATCAATCTCTATACCACATATATGACAATTTGGAAATACTTTCTTTAGTAATTCCATGCCTTTTCCATTATCAACACCTATTTCCAATATACGAATGACTTGCTCTCTATCATAATCAACAAAAAGATGCTTATATATATCCCAATACTCAGGATGTTTACTGGAGTAACTTGATTGATTCCATAACTCTTTTATCTCTTCAAATACAGTTTTACTCATTGATTAATTGCCTTAAGATTTTTTTATATTGTAACACATTAATGTGTAGAAAAGGAATATACTTTTTCATTTTCATATTAACGGTTTCCCACACTGGATCTTTTAATTTGTGATTAAATTTTTTCCCAAAAGAAAAAATTTTTTCGAAGATCACTAAAGTTTCTAAACTTATCTCTCCTCCCAGATATTTTTTGAGTATCGGTGGATGACCTCTCGAACAATTGAATACTTCTTCTAATTTTTTTTCCGATAGTAATTTTTTTGATTGTTCTTTGAACAAGTACGTCAAACTCTGCTGTCGTCTCATCCAATCTGCGTACGTTCTTTCTCCAGAATTTATAATTTCTCCAATCCATAAGTTCTGTGGGGTGTTAGTGGTTACAAAATTTGCTAACAAAAAATCTGTAATCTCTTGATCAGAGTATTTTCTTGATGTTTTCTCAAACCAATACTTATCTTTCCTTTTATTAAACGATGTCATGGTAGCTCTTGATTTTCCTCCATATTTAAAGAAGTCATATCTTTTATTTGTGAAATGACTTTTCATCGAAAGATATGTCTGATAGGTTTCAAACGGTGTCACTTTCATCTACGTCCTCACTTTCTAATTCTGTAATTGCATCGACAGGGACTTCATTATCACCTATCATATACCAATGTTGGTTAATACCAATACTATCAGGTCTAACACCCAGATATGCTAGGTCAGGGAAACTATGTTCTCTTAACATTGCCTGTAGTCTCCAATGTATAAGTTCAGATTTTTTCATTATAAAGGTAGTTTAGCACGAGAAGTCTTCTTCATAAAGTTTAACTGAATTGCATCATATTTCAACCTTTCTTTAAGAGGTTTTGTAACAAGTTTAGATACTGATTGTATCTCAATATCGTTCATTTCACAATACTGACATATCGCATCGATGTAATTTATTTTTTCTTCTGCAACTATCTTCTCAATCTCCATCGAAAATTTAGTGGGAGTTAAGAACTTACTCTCCATTGCTTTTTCGAGTTCTTTATTTGGTTCCATAAAACTCCAGTTTGTCTTTAACAAATTTGTCGATGTATCTACTAAGAAGTCTGATATACTTGGTTTTGTCGGTCTCTTCATAAACAATGCATTCTCCATTTTCACATGCCATAATAATGACTAATTTTTTAACTGCTATATCTTTCATTTCATATAGCATACACCCATATGCCATGGCTTGAACAAAATAATGTTCGATCCATTCCCTTGGTTTAGGTTTTTTAGATGTCTTAAAATCTATTATCGCTAATTCGTCTTCGTATTCCGCAATACAATCGACTGTTCCAGCAATTCCTAACTGTTTACTATATAGTGATTTTTCTAGACCGTAGATTTTACCTATGTTTTTTAATTTAGGTTTAGATATTTTAAAGAGAAAATCAGATATGGGTGGGACTTTTGGTAACTTATCATTTTTAAGATAGTGCTCCGTAAGTGTGTGCATATCAGTTCCACGAGTCGTGGCAGATTTTGTGATGCGATCTGCCTCCTCATTTCCAACTCTCTTTCTCCAATCAAGAAATATTTGTTTGTTAAAATGACTGGTGATAGATGTAATAGAAACTAATTTAATGAGTTCATCTTCATCAGGTATTTTGTAATATCTCACACCATCTATTGTCTCTCTTTCAAGAGGTTCTAGATTTAAATCAATATGTTTAAACATTAAAATCTACTTCTAACTTAGACAAAAGATATTCTTTAACAAGTCCTGAACGAACTATATCATCAATATCAAATTCTATTATATCAAAAGATGGCATTTTACGCAAGACATTCATGAAGTCAACGACACCATTCTTATCATTTGTTTTTACCAAGTCAGTTTGACTTGCATCACCACAAAAATGTATTTTTGTATTTTCACCAACACGAGTAATGATACTATCAAGTTCATGAAAATTAAGATTTTGAAACTCATCAACAATAATGATTGCATTATCTAATGTTGTTCCACGAATAAAAGATGTACTCCAGAACTTAATTGTCTCTTGTGCTTTTAGATTACCATAAAGCATTTCAAAATCTGCATCAGATGGCATCTGAAACATATACTTAACCATGTTCTTATATGGTATTTGATAGATATCTGCTTTGTCCTCGTGATCACCTGGCAGAAATCCTATTTCCCTTGTAGATACAAGTGATCTTACCAGATATATTTTTTCATATGGAGTATTCTCATTTAAAACATCAGATAGTGCTTTGAATAAAGTTATGAATGTTTTTCCTGTTCCAGCACATCCATATGCCACAATATTTTTGTTTTGATTATATGAGTCGAACAATCTTTTTTGATTATCCGATAATGGTTCGATATCGATCAAGTAACCCTGATTCAAGGGTTTTTTTCTCTTCATCTGTTTGGCAGTCAAACCAACTCCAATTGGTTGTTCCGAATTAGATCCTCTTTTTCTTCTTGCCATTAAGTTTCAATACCTCTCTTAGCTAATCTTCCCCGAATACCTGCAGATTTTTCACTTTTCTTAAGAACTTCATTCCAACTTGGATGTTTTTTATGCAATTTATCTTGCCATTCTCCAACACTCTCAATACCTAAACCTGGTGCGGTTGATGGATCAGAGTAATCTCTGTCCCACTTTGGATTATCAATTTTCCATTGATCCCAGTCATGAATACTCATCACAACTTCTTTTTGTTCTCCAGTTTCCGTGTTAATAACAGGGTATGTAGCCATAATTATAAAGTATTGTAAAGTTATTTAGACCCATTCAAGAGCTTCGGACACAGATGGAAATTGTTCGGTAAACACTTTGCGACATGCTTCAGCAATCTCCATGTGTTCTTTTTGAGTTCCGTGTGCTGATCTTAGATTAATATAATGAATCCAAGAACGGCAAGAACCCGTCATATATATTTTTGTAGGGGTACAAAGTGGTAATACCATACGAGCACATTCTTTTGCAACTCCTTCTTCAATCATTTGATTATAAAGACTCTGTGCAGAACTGAATAGAGTAATCATCTGACGATTCAGTTTATCAACAACTTTCTCATCGAGATCATCTATACTGTTCTGACGATTCTTTGTATCTTGTCTACGTAACTCTGGTAATTCAATCTCACCTAACTGATTACTCTTTGCATATCGTTGAGAAAATTCTTGGAAAGTAAAACTACGATGTCTCAAAATTTGTGCTGCGATTGCACGAGTCGTTTCAATCTCAAGAGTCATTGATGATTGCTCAAACACAGACCAATGGTTATGCTTAATACAATACTTCAATAATCCTGCATAGTTTGGATTATCTTGATTGTCTGGATTAGACACTCTGGCAATGTGAGCCATCGTCTTTTCTGCATCAGGTGTGATGCTTATTAGATTAACGGTCATTGACCAAATCCTTTTGATTTTTGTTTTTTATTTTTCACTTCTTCTTGTAGAATTAATAATTGTTCTCTCATAAATTTAAGTTCATCTGCATCATACAAATAATCTTGTTGTAATGCTTTCTTTAATGCATCTAACACTTTTTTAGATCTCATTCATCATCCTCATAAATGTGACCATAATTTAAATCTTTTCCATCCAGTTTCTTATAATCGTCATATGTAAGATAAGAACTTTCATCAGAATAAACTTCTGCCTTCAACTCAGATACGGCACGTTCTAAATCGCTTATGAGTGTTTTGAGGTTGTTTTTATTCATAAGATTTTCATTTTATTTATTATAGCATAAAAAAGAAGGGGATCAACCCCTTCGTTTTATTTTCCATACAGGAACTGAACTTCAGCAGTTATGATTGTGAGAAAGATAGCGGATGCTAAACAAATCTCTAGAGTTTCAATCATTTAATACTTGTAAGTTCTTTTTCTTGTCTTACACCACGGTAAGTTAGATCGACCTTGTTAGTCTGCTTTGCTTTGTTCCTGT